AACATTAAACTAGATTTCTAACGTTATTTAGGTATAGATCTGAAGAATCAAATGAAATAAATGTTACTATATCAGTTCCAGTTGTAGTAGTTGGTACATAAGAACTTCCACTTACTTGTTTTACTGAAGATGGGAAACTTACAGTACCTGAACCTGTTGTAGCTAACTTTAAGTTAATAGTTTGACCAGGTCTAATGTTACTTGGGTTGATGTGAGTATTACTTCCACTTACAAGTTGTAATGTGAAGAAGTTACCAGTTGAACAGTCCATAGAGGCTGTATTTGAACTGATTGTTAGAGCTTTTACTTCACCTCTTAAGCTACCTGTTACTTCAGTATTGCTGTTAAGTGTTATTATTCCTCCATCACTACGTAAGTTAGCAATGTCACCTGGAAGCATTTCTAAGTAAAAGCTATTACCTCCACCACCTGAACCACCACCTAATCTAATAGTAGAGGCGTAAGTATTTGAACCATCACTAGTTACAACTAGATCAGCATTACCTGCTTGGTTGTCTACTGAGAAAATTCCACCATCAGTGATTGAAACGCTTGCTGAAGTTGTAGCACCAACTGAAGTTACTTGTTGTAAGTTAGGAGTAGAACCACCAGTAGGAGCACCATAAGTAAATAATCCAGTAGTTGAGTTATAGTAAACAACATCACTTTCAACTGAAGAAGATAATGTAGCAGTTATTGAACCTGATACAGATACGTCATCTCTTAGTTCAATAATACCGTTAGAACCACTATTGAATCTAAACTTACCTCCAATGTTGATTTCATTAGCTATAGCGGTTGTTTGGCCTGTTCCTATTGTAATAGCACCATTACCTGCTGAGTTAACAGCTCCATATCCTAAGGTTACACAGTTATTTCCTAATGAGGTAGCTGTAGCACCTACAGAAACTGAACCTTGTGCTCCTAAGTTACTATCTCTACCAATGTTAACAGCATCATTTCCTCCACTTGCTCCATAACCTACAGCTACAGTAGAAGCTGCACCACCAGCATTATAACCTATAACAACTGATTGTTGGTTAGCAAACTCAGTACCTGGTTGAGAACCAATGTAAACCATTTGAGTTTTACCATTTTGAGCTAATAGGTTATTACCAATCAAAATACTATCAGCAACATTACCCTGTAAGATATTATTAGCACCTATTACAACAGTGTTAGTGTTACCACCACCTGAAGAAGTAATATTAGTACCTAAAGCAAACTCGTTTGTACTATCAACTCGTACGTTATTACCTATAGCAATAGAGCCTGTACCTGAAGCTACTGAGGCTGTAGGTTGATAGTTAGCTGAAATAAGTGATCTAGGTGCTGAACCTGAAATAAGACCAGCTGCTGCACCACCTCCACTAGCGGCAGCACCATAAGTAAATAATCCTGTAGTTGAGTTGTAATAAACAGCATCACTTTGGACTGAAGAAGACAATAAAGCAGATACTGAACCTGAAACATTCACTGAACCTGTTACTTCAGTATTGTTATTTAATCTAATAACTCCACCATCGCTATATAACTGAGCAATGTCACCTGGGAGCATTTCAACAAAGAAGGCATTACCTCCACCACCTGAACCACCACCTAATCTTATAGTAGAGTTATAAGTGTTTGAACCATCACTAGTTACAGTTAATAAAGCAGCATTAGTTTGATTATCAACAGTAAATGTTCCACCATCAGTAATAGAAATACTAGCTGAAGTAGTTGCTCCTGCTGTAGTTACTTGTTGTAGAGTAGGAGTAGCACCTGCTGAACCAGTATCAACTGTTAAGTTAAATGTTGTACCATTACCTTTAGTAAATGTTAAAACATTACCAGCAACACTACCAGTTACCATCAATGAACCAGTATTTGTAGTTACTGCTGAACCTGTGTTAACTGTTAAGTTAAAAGTTGAACCATCAAACTTAGTAAATGTAAGAGTATTTTGGGCTACTGAACCTGTTAGTACAGCTGAGGCAACATATGATGCTGTAGACGCGTTAGATACGTTATTAGCTGTAAGAGCGAATGTGCTACCATCGCCTTTAGTGAATGTAGTAGTAGCATTGCTTATAGACGCTGTTACTAATAAACTACCGGTATTTGTAGTTACGGCTGAACCTGTATTAACTGTTAAGTCAAATGTACTACCATCACCTTTGGTAAAGGTTAAAGTGTTTGAAGAAACACTACCGGTTACCATTAACGAACCTGTATTTGTAGGTACTACATTTAGTGCAAATGAAGCAGTTGTAGCATAAGATGCTGAAGTTGCTGAAGCAGCAGTTGTAGCAAATGAGGCCGAAGTTGCTGAAGCCGCAGTTGTAGCATGTGAAGCTGTTACTTGTAGAGAAGTAATATCACTACCAGTACCATCAGTAAGGAAGTTTCTTAAACTACCTGAGATTTGTACTAAATCCTCATAAGTAGAGGCGATTGTTTGTCCTGTTAGATTTTGACCCATATTCTATATTATTTTAGCAGCATTCTCTTGGACCAGGGTAAAACACATTAGTACCCCAAGGAAACTGAGGATAACGTGAATCACCTATTCTTAAACCAGCCGCTACAGCTTGTCCATAGTGTCCTGAGCGGGTTGTTCTATTAAACACGATTGGTGAACGATATTGTGAACCATAATCTGGGTATTGCTTCCAGAATGGTCCATTATCATTTAGCTGTGGAAAATCATTCTCGTTTTGAATCAAATAGTTGGTCAAACGCTCAGCGTAATAATCCATTTTATTTTTAGCAGCTTGTCTTTTTCTATCGTACCAAGTACCGTCTGCTTTTTCACTATTTTCACCCCCTGTTGGCTGTAATAAACCATTATTGCGTGGACGAGTATAAATCGCATCTAAAGCTTCCCAATAAGAAGCATAAATAAGCATTGGTTGGATAAAATCATCAACCAACTTTTTATAAGGATTTACTAAAGTATTAGCATCAATCTGGCCTAAAATATATTCGTAAAGCGAAGTACCAGTTAAACGCTGTAAGTAAATGTCTTGAGCTTCACGTACCGCGTTTTTAATCAGTTCGCTATCAAGATTGTTGTTAAGATCAGTAAACTGACGTAACTTTTCTTCTGAGATTATTAGTGTTGTTACCATTAGATTAATACTGTTCCTTCGTTAATATATTGAGCATCACTTTGCTCGATTTCGGCCTCTAACATATTGTCTTCGCCTGCTTCGGATTCTACAGAAGTAACTACATCTACTTCTTCCTCGTTATCACTAAATAGTTTTAGTTGTTGTACACCTACTGAAAACTCACCAGCAGCTGGGTACATTAAATGTAAAAAGTTCTCAATCTCAGCAAGTAATACTTGTTGGAAAGGACGAATCACAGTATTAACTAATAATAGATAAGCATCTGTTACCTCTGCTCTTCCACCAAGTTGTCCTTCAGTCTTAATACCTAAAATCATAGGTGAGGTAATACGGTGAGATGTTAATATTTTTTGTACTACCATATCGTTTATAGCAATATAGTAATCATCACTACCATTGTTTGGAATAGGTTCGATTTTAGGTGCATTCTCTGGAGAATCAACATCCATATAAATCATATTACCAGCATTATTAGTACCTTGATATTGTAAACGAAGCATTTGCTCAATATCATTACGTTGATCAGGATCAGCGTTAGTAAAGGTAGTAATAGATAAAGACGGTGCTAAACCGTTTTTAATGTTATTGATGTGGTAGTTATCTACCTCACTGTCTAAATCAATAACTCTTAAAGCACCTACGTAATCAGGCAATGGGTAGTATCTTTGGCCTGGTCTGTACGGATTGTAAACAAAGATTTGTTTTGGTTCTTCGTTACATTTTTTAGGATTAAATACAGGTAAAAATGGGATATCTTCTAATACTCCAACTCCAGTAGAGGCATTCATATTGTAGCCACTACCATATCCTCCATATCTGTATTTTTCTGCCCATTCGTCACTAATGTAATATCCCGGTATTTTACCGCGTTCATTCTTTTCTTTGGCACGCGTCCAAGAGAAATCAATATGGTATATTTCAGCGATTCTTGAACGGTCTTTTGACCATATTATTTCCCAAGCAAAACCACCGTATAACTTATAATCTAAAGCTGTTTTTTTAAAGATATCATTCCATGATTCTCCTTCATTGTTTGCTTGATCTAATAAGGAAGATTGGTCACAAACCAATCCTTCACCAACTATACCATCAACAATAGCGTTAATACAAGTATTATTGATAGCAGAGTTATTATATAAGTATATAAGGTATTCTGGAAAATCGTTGTAAACGCCATATTGAACGAATCCTTTTGTTTTCTTTTCTGTAGGATATTGACGTTCACTAGCGTCTTTATTGATTGTTTGAAACTGAAACTTTTTTTCCATATTATCCAATGTAGGTTATGTAAGCGGCGTTCTCGTCTGGCGATACATATTCTGTTAAAGATTCAACGTCGCTACCTGAGATAATAGCACGTTCTGTTGATATTTGGTCTCCTATTGTTTGGCTTCCTCCTGAACTATTCCAAGTAGTTATTTCGCTTGACCAAGAAGATGTAGCTAAGTTCCATATCAATGGCCCTCCAATAAGAACCTCATAAATGTCAAATGTGTATTGACCAGAGGCACTTGGAAGGAATGAACCACTAAACTGAGCAATAACCCAAGGAGTATTTGCTGGGTTTGATATTACATCCGCTATGAAACTACCTGTGACTGTATTACTATAAGATTGAGTGAATACCATTTGGATTTTACTTCCAGATGGTAATACTTCATTAGGGTAAAAAGCTACAGTATTGGTAGTTTGCGATTTGCTTAACTGAAACATAGGCAAATATTAAGATACGAAAAGAGGGGTTACATTCCAAATGAACATAACCCCCTTCTCGATTTTAGTTATTAGGAAATGGTGATTCCTGATAAGCGGCTTAACAACTGAGTCTCGCTAGAGGCTGAAATGAAAGCTGCTGGGTTTGGTTCTCTACTTGTGAAAGTTAAAGTATAGCCGTTTCTATCACCAAACAAGGTACCTGTACCTCCTGCTGAAGTTAACAACTGACAACCGTATTCCTCACCTACATAAATGTACTGTGAAGTATTTCCTACGTTGTTAGTCTCAACAATCATTTTGATGTTAGGATTTTGAGCTAATACTTTGATTTGGTTACGAGTAGAAGTCTGCATTTTAAAGAATACAGCGTTTACAGTACCTTCATATACAACTGTTCCATTCTCTGGAGCTACAGTTACGTTTTCGGCGTAATCTGAAGTCTCACGGAATAGTTCAAAAGTATAAAAGACACCGCTACCGGTAATACCGCTAATCAATCCTTCACTTGCGTCATTGACGGTAGTAACAGAACCAGATAAAATGTAGATTTGCTTGATTGAACCGACGTTATCGCGGCAACCAAGGGTAAATCCTGAAGTTATATCACATGCCATAGTTTTTCTGGTTTTATGTTTTTATTAGTGAAAAGCTATCAGGGGTTCAGCGAGAGCAGTGCATCCCCCCCCTCAAGCAAAGATTGATTATTCGCCTGATACCCAGAACTCAGGGTAAGCGATGTTAACACCTAACTTAGTAGAGATACGGTGACGAAGAGTGTCAGTGTTGATATCGTACCAAAGTTGGAACTCTGTAAAGTCGCTTAACAAGTCAGTACCTACAACGATTTGTTTAGCAGGACCGAATACTACACGGTTTGAACCCTGAAGACCTACTGTACCAACAACCTTAATGTTTGGTTGGAACGGATAAGCCATCTCGTAAAGACCACCACGGTTAGTGATAGAAGATGGGTCAAAGTAGAAGTTGTTAGCAGCACGAAGAGCAGCTACGTAGTTACGGAAGTTAGTAACTGACATGAAGAATGTCAAGTCATCACGATCAGCAACATCAGCAGATGAAGTAGCGATCATAGTATCCATAGTAGTAAGAGCATTAGCTGCGCTCATTGAAGCAGCATTTACTGGTACAGGAACAACACCTGAAGTAGAACCAGTGATGATGCGAAGAAGACCTGAAGTTTCGCAAGTACCACCGTAAGTAGAGTAGCTACCAGAAACTTGTTGCCATAAGAAGAAGTCGTTAGCTTTCTGGAACTGGTTAACCAATAGCTCAGAATAAGCGTTTGCAAGTGCCCAAGTTTCGTTGTAAGAACCTCTGTCAAGAGAAGAGATACCTAGGTACTTTTTGTCAAGATCTTTCAAGCAAAGTGCATCGAAAGAGGTACGTGGACATACTGTGATGTTACGTTGAGTGAAGGTTGCTGAACCTGAAGCAGTGCTAACACAAGTGCTGTTGTTCATGTACAAGCTAACCTCGAATAGGTTGATTGGTTCCTGGTACTTAACACCTTCTTGTACAGTTACGTACTCGATAGTGCTACCAGCATAAACCATCTTAAGGACTAACTCACCAGCAATCTGGTTGTTAAAGTCACTAAGTGCGGCTACGTTTAAGCTCATAGTTATTTAGATTTTTTGGTTTTTAGAATATTCTTCATCATTTCGTAGCGGCCAGCCTGTAATGGGGCATCTACAGAAGTTTCCAAACTAAACTTTTTATTAGTTGGAAGGGTTTTTTCGGCAGCAGGTTCAGCGGACATTTTCTCCATCTTTTCCTTCATTTTTGCCATTTCTTTTTTCATTTCTTCGAGTTGACCAGCAACGGCTTCAGCGATTGATTTAACGATAGCATCTTGTGCCATTACGTCTTCTTCAGTCTCCATTTGTTGTGCCATTGGCTTCTCGTACTCAGCTCCGCGTTGTACTTCTACTGGGAACTGCTCTACTACATCAGGGATTCTAACCTCAGCCATCTCTACGTCAGCAATCTTTTTACCGCCTTCTAAAGTTTCCTCTAGCATGTCCTCAGACTTAGCGATTTCTACTACTACTGAACCTTCAGTTTTGATGGTTTCACCGTTTTCAAGTTTGTGGAAACCGTCTGGAGCGTCCATTTCTTGACCTTCAGTGGTTACTACTTTAACTTTTTTACCAACTTCTAGAGTATCACCTTCGAAAACAATCTTGAATGCTTTGTTTTCGTCGAAGATTTCTCCAAATGTCATTTCGGTAAGGTTAAAATATTCCTTGACAAGAGCTTTAAGTTCGTTTGATGTCATAGGATTATTATTTTTTTAAGATTAATGTTTATTAACATATGGTATACATATGGTATTATTCCGTTTAAATATCGGTTTTATTCGCCTTTATTATCACTTATACCATAGTATTCTTGATTTGCTTTTTTCGCGGTTAAACGCGCGATACAAATCTTTAGTGCACCTGGTCCTACGTAAGTAGGATTTTGGCCTTTCAACATTGCTAGGCAATAGTCGATTTCTTCTTGAGGAATAGCTGGTGCTTCTTCTGCCATATTCACTTTTTTAAGCTGATTATAGCATATAGCTGCAGCTTGATCTTGTGGATACTCGTTTGATAGTTCTGAAATACAGCGACCAACGTATTCGTCTCTTGATTCTGTTGCTCTTTTATTAGGGATGGGCATAATATTTTATTTTATTAGTTTTTCACTAAAGAAACCTTCTACACTAAATCCTTTTACTTTACCAGTTTTAATATAGTCTTTCCAGATTTCATCATTATTTACTTTGTAGATACCAAACCACTGACCCTTAATAGGTGAGAAACCGTAATCAACTGATTTGTCTTTTGCAGGATTTTCTACTAACCAAGTTTCAGCTAAAAATATATCATCTACTAGATTAGCTGAATCGTGTTCAATGTTTATTCTATCAATGATTTTATCCTCCATTGCCTTATAGGCGATTTGTTGGATAGTATCTTCTGTAAAATAAACATAATATGGGTCTCCAAACTCGTCTTTACGTAAGATTAGCTTACCTGGAGTCATTAATGGACCTATTAACATTTGTTTATCTTCTAAAGCAGCAAATCCATAAGATGCTTCTTTATTAACTGTTAGTTTGCCTGTAGGTTCATTAACGTAGTTAGGTAAACCTGATACTACGAGTTCAAACTTAACTCCTATTTCACCTAGTTCATTAATAACATCTTGACTATTATCGTAATGTTTTGTGATACCTAACTCCTTAATAAGTTCGATTTTCTTTTTATTACTTCCTACAGCGTGAGCTTTAGACATAGGAATACCTATTTCAGCTAATGTTTCAGCAAATGGTGTTTTATCTTCACCTGCTGAAATAACGTGAACATCATATCCTTCAGTAATCAATCTACGTGCGAGTTCTTTACCGCGTTCTGTAGTTAATACCTCGTGATAATCAATCGATACTTTCTCTTGTGCAAACGGAATAAGTAACTCTTGTGGTAATGGTAAAGGAGCACCTGCACCAGCTATTGAAAACTTATCATTATAGATTCTACTTTCTATGATTTTATTTAGAATCATTGTTTCAAATATCTGATTAAAATCCTTACGTTTAGGATGATCTTTAGGTAGTAAATCGTAATCAGTAGTGTAGTTTCTATTTTGTGGTCTACCTTCTTTAAGTAAATAAAGGAATGCATTAACGCGAGCCATTGCCCATTGTTTTGCTCCTCCTCTTGCTGCTACAGCTGGGCTACGTGAAGTATTATAAGCACCTAAACCACGTTGATAAACTGATTTTAAAGCACCTACGTTAGCACCATATCCTAGTTTATCTTTATATTTTTCGTTAAACTCGTCTGCTTTTTTCTTTAGTGATTCTTCTGTAGCAGCATCTACTTCAGCGCCACGAGTTGTACCTGCTTCACCACGAGCTGTACCTTCACCTTTAGGTGATGGATTTGGTGTATCTGATTTAGGTGCTTTAGGTGATTCTTTAACACCACCACGTGGTCCTATTTCTGCAAACTCTTCTCCAGCTTGTCTTAATATTTTTTCTGCCCAAGGTAATGCTGCTTCTCCACCCCATAACAAATAAGAGATGTACCCACAAGCATTATAATCTTTTCTACTACGAGCTAACTCATAGTTGTCTTTTTGTCTAATAAGGAAAGCACGCATTCTACGTACTGTATCTAAAGATAGAGGTTCACGGTTAGCTAGTTGTTGTGCTCTAACCTTACCTACTTGAGTAGCACAAGCATTATCTATTGCTTCATTACGTTTGATACCTTGTTTAGCGGCTTCAACTGCTGCTTCAGGATAATCAGAATATGTTTCAGCAAACTTTTCTGCACTAAAAGCAAAAAATGTTTCCTCGATTGCTGGTTTTTCAACCAATGCTACAGCATCAATACCTGATAGGATTGAATCATCCTCTATTTCTAATCTTACGATTTTCATATGTCAATAAATATTATGGTTATCCACCACCCAAACGTCTACGTCTGTTGATAGCAGCATCTGCTTCTTGTCCTGTTGTAACATCTTGAGCTATAACATAAGCTCTAATAGGTTCTGTTCTTCCACCTCCAGCAGTAGGAATACCTGTAGTAGGAGTACCACCAGTTCCAGGTAAAGCACCTGTAAATGCTCCTCCTCCACCTATTGGAGATGGAGATGGTATAGTTGGGGTTTTACTTGAACCTGGTTGAGCACTATTAATGTCTCTTAAAGATGCTATAGTAGTAGCTGCTAATAATGCAAACTGAGATACCTGATAAGCAATAGCTAAAGGACCAGTTGATTGTGAGTTTTTAATGATACCAACAGCTGCTTGAGCGGCATCAATCAATACGTTTGCTGATGCGATTGCTTTGTTTTCACCAAATAATGCTGTTAAAGCACCTTGTATATTATCAATAGTACCCCCTATTATTTGTCTACGAGCCGCTTCTTCAGCTTCAGTAATAGCTGTTATTTCCTTTTGTTTTTGGATTTCAATAGCCTTTAACGCTTCAGCATCATCTTTATAGTATTGTTCTAACTGAAAATACTTGTCTTGAACAGCATTAAGTGAACGTTGTTGGTCAGTAAGTTGTAGATTGTAGATCTCATCTAACTGAGCAGAAAAATCAACAAGATTTTGATTATCTCTCTCACGTTGTGCTTCATCAAGTTGAAGTTGTAATGCTGCTTCTTTTTCGGCTTGTTCCTTTAGTTTGTCTTCTTTTAACTGACCAACTTGTATTTGATAGTTTTCTTCGGCTTGTAAACGTAGTTCTGCTTTTTGTTTTTCACTAAGTTCTAGAGCATCTATTTCACGGATAGTTCTATCAAAATCTAACTTAAGTTTATCTTCATCAGTTTTAGCCTTTAGATTGGCTTCTTCATCAGCAAACTTCTGTAGTTGTTCTTTAAATAGTTCTTGTGCTTCTTTACTATTTTCTAATCTTTCCTCAGCTGCTTTTTTATCAGCTTCTTTATTTTCACCTCTTACTTTAGCATTAAATAAGGCAAGGTCTTGGATAGCTTTTTTCTGTTCTTCACTACCTTTTACCTCAGCGTCAACTTTTAACTTTAGAAGTTTACGTTCTTCTTCTACGAGTTTTTTTCTATCAGCACCTTCTGCTTTTAATAACTCAAGTCTAAATGCTTGTTGTTCAACTAACTTTTTATTAGTTTCTATTTCTTTGGCAGCAGCGGTATCAGTTAATCCAATAGCATCTGTAAGTTTATTAAAACCACCAATGACAAAATCAATAGCATCACCTACTACACCTAATGAATCTTTAAACTTAACTAAAATACCAATAACAGCACCAATAGCAACTACAGCAATACCAATAGGACCTGTAGCTACTTTGATTGCGGTACCTAAAATACGAGAAGCAGCAGCTGCAGCCTTACTATTAGCTGCTAACTTACTAAATCCTTCTTGTAGGTTTACTACACCGTCTAATGTTCTTTTAGCACCATCAGCAAATGCAATAGCACCTATAGCAGCAGCTTCAAACTGTTCTGCTTGTTCTTTTGATAAAGCTCCTGTTAAAGCTAACCCACCTGCTACTGTCTCTAATGAACCACCTACAAGGTTAACAGCACCATCTAATACCTTAATAGAACCTTCAAGTTGATTAATCTGAGCTTCTGCTTGAGAAGTATTAGTAGTTACGTTTACGTTAGCTGTTGCTGTTGCGTTGTTTGCCATAGTAATAAATACTTTTTACTTAAGTATAGTCTTTTAAAATGAACCTGAAGTAGATAGGGTTGGTGGTACTTTCCACTGACATAACTCAGGATAGAATGTAACATTATCTCCGTGAGGTTTAGGAGGAATAAAGCCATCTAAAGCGTAATCATAAGTATAGCCTATACCAGCATAGTTTTTTCTAAATGAACCATCTAAGGTAGTTTCTAACCAAGTACCAGGTAGGTTATCAACGTAATCTTCTGTTGCCTCGATTACTTCAATAACTTCTCTACGTTGGTTTATTCTTGCAAAGTATCCCATTATGCTTGATATTTGTATTTTACTATTATTAGACCAGAGCCTCCGTTTCCACCGCTTCGGAAATCACCTCCGCCTCCGCCGCCACCGCCACCTGTATTAGCTGTAGCATTATTACCAGTAGCATTACATAATCCACCAGCGGCTCCTCCACCTGCTCCTCCTAATCCAACATCTATAGCAACGCAATCATCGCCTCCGCCTCCGCCTCCTCCAACATAGAAGGAACCAGAAATATTAACTTGTATACCGTCTCCACCATTAATGTAAGAATCAGCATTTGGGGTTCCTGAAGGAGCTACTCCAGCGCCTCCACCTCCACCACCAATACCTCCAGCAGTAGTAGCAGGTGCTCCGTCATTTCCATAGCCATATAAACCTGAGTTACCAGTTTGTGAGGTTTGAGTTTCAGTAGCTGTTACTGTAGAAGAGTAAGATTGACCTCCACCTCCAGAGCCACCATTTCCTCCATCACCATCACTTGCGTAAGGATAACCTCCACCTCCACCTCCTCCTTTAGCAATAAGGATTGTAGCTAAAGAAGAAGTAATAGAAGAGTCATTACCACTAGCACCTCTACCTGTAACACCATCAATAGCACCTGCACCACCAGCACCTACAGTCATTTTGTAAGTTGTAGGGGCAGTAAAGCTACTTACTGAAGATGTCATGTAAACAACTCCACCAGCTCCTCCACCTCCACCAGCACGAGAACCACCACCGCCTCCTCCAGCTACAACTAATACTTCAAATCCATTATTAGGAGAAGAACCAGTAGTATGAACTGTAAAATCAGCAGATGAGGTAAACTTGTGGATTCTAAAGCTACCTGAGATTTGTTCTATACCACCAGAGGCTGAAGGGTAAGCAACAGGAAGAGGAGCACCACTTTGTGATACTAGATTGTATGTAATACCTGTGTTTAAGAATGCTCCTGGATTAACAGTATAAGTTTCAAATGTTAAAATGTCTTTAGCACCTGCGGTTTGTGATGCTGTATAAGGAGTTCCAAAATAGAAACTATTATCAAAGTATAAGTTATTATTGCCACTTTGTGACACAAACAAACTTACGTGTTGGTTAGGTAATATATTTGAACCAGTTATTAATACTGAAGCAGTATTTAAAAATAGGTAGAATGCATTACCTTTAGATAAATCCATTGAGGCAGTGTTATTGGTAATAGTCATTGTAGTGACATTACCCCTTAAACTACCAGTTACTAATAATGAACCTGTAATAACAGCAGAACCAGTATATGGGAAAGTAGCTCCTCCACCACCTGAACCTGAAATATAAGCACTACCTCCTCCAATAGAACCTACTGTTACAATCCATGAAGGGATATCTGGTCCTACTGTACCTGTTTTTGCTGTAAATGTTACGTTACCTTGTTGGTCAACATACATTATCTCATAGTAATCACCTGACTGGGCTTCAACATACCAGTTCCAAGCTAATACTATCTCATCGTTTGCATTACCAGGTACAATATATTCTGTATTTGTCCAAGCAACATCAGTTCCATTTTTTCTTATCCAAATGAATATTGGAGCGTTAGTAGCTGTTGTTTTAACTAGTTGTGCACTAAACTGAATATCGTATACTCCTGCTTTATCAAAAGTAATCCTAGAACCAGATACAACAGATATATTTTGTGCTAAATCAATACTTGGTAGTTGTACTGAAGCAGATACGTTTACAGTAGTAGTAATACTTGAGCTATTGTATGCTGACAAATAAGATGCTTGTGAAGTACTTGCACCTGATAAAATCACCCATCCTGAACCAGTGGTAGTAAATGTTACACCATCATAAGCATCTGATAATGAGTAAGTAGCAGCACCATTAAGTGTTTGTCCACTAAATCCTGTAAAGTTAACAGTTGTAGTTCCATCAAACGTATTATTTGCCTGAAACTGATAAACAATATTTTCGTAATCGTTATTTACAGCATTTGGTAGCTGAATATTTGTTGTACCTGGAGATAAACCACTCCAGTTTAGAATGTATAGGTTCTCGTGTCTACCTTGTCCTTGTAAACTACCAGTTAATGAAATGTTAGTACCATCACCACATTCAAGTTGTACTCTATCTCTAAAGATAGATTCGCCAAAATAAGTATCTCCTAACCAGTTTGAGTTATTACGAGTATTAAGTAAATCTAAACCACCACCTTCTAAGTTAAGTCCAATAACAGTATGACCACTACCATTTATTACTACTTCGTTTTGATGGCCGTTTATTACTGTGGTATAATCGCTATCTCTTACTGCAGCGATTTCTCCATTGATTAACATAGAATAATCGCTATTAACCGCGTAAGAACCGGAACCTCCAATAATAGTAGTACCAATCATACTTCCTGAAGTATAGTTTCCTAAACCACCGATAATATGTGTGTTAACAGCTTGTTGTCCAATAGTGTTTTCTTGTCCTAATACAAAAGCATTAGTTACGTTTTGTTCAACATTATTGTATTGACCAATAGCAGTAACAGTAGATACTGAGGCACCAACTGTGTTTTGGCTGCCTATAACAGATACTTTAGATGAATCAACTGATACCTCGTTTGTACCAACAATATTTTGTTGTAAAGCTGGAATAACGGCTTCACTATAGTTCCATACAACAGAACCAGTACCTGAACCTGAAGAGTATACTCTATAACCATCTAGTTGAGCTGCTTGTCTTAATAGATTTTCATCCTCAATAGTAGCCCCAGTATTATAATCAACGTATCTACCTGTTCCATTTCGATTATAACCTCCAAAAATAACATCTCTTCCAATATCAGTTGTAGTTGTAACTCGTCTACGAGGGAAAGTGAGTTTACGAGCTACAGTTTTAATAAGTTCTACTTCAACTGAATCTCTACGGGTTAGATTAGCACCATTGATTTTATTAATACGGTAGTATTGACCATCAATAAAGATTTTGTTGTTAAGAGCAATATCAGGTATCTCAGTTGGTTTTAAGTATACGTTACAAGTAAGCTTACGAGCATCAACATCATAAAGACCATTAATGTAGTTAGCCCAATATGTTGTAAAGGCATCACCTGAACCTGTAATAAAGTTTGAACCATTAGGTACTACATTAGACCAATAAGGAGGAATAGCACCTTTACCTTGGTTATTATTATTAAAGTGTAAATCAAAAGCTGAACCTGTAATAGGCATTTCACTTAGTGAAGATACCTGATACCAAGTAGTTTGTCTTGTTACATTTCCAGTTTCGTCTCTTAAAAAGTATGAACCAGTTAAGGCAGCACTTCCTGAAAAACCAGCAGCTGATGATTCTACAGTTTTAGAACCAATACCATATAACAATCTAGGTTTAAATGTTATAGGTTTATAAGTTTCATTTGCACCAATATTTTTAGTACAAAGATGAGGAATAATAAATGCAGTAGAGTTAGGAATATTAGTTGTAGGCGTAGAGGCAAATAGTTTACCAATACGTCTTTCCCCTTCAGGCAAATCACTATCAGCAGTATAAATGTACTGACCATATATTTTACCAAATGTTTGAGAAGTATATTTGTTTAGATAATCATCATCTTCCTCATCACTAAAGATAATAGTGCGGGGTTGTTCAATAGCAGGATGTGATATTTGAAACTTAGTATCTCTATCTACTTTATTAGTCCAGTCTACTTGAGTACCTAAATCAGTCCAATCATCGTAAGGTTCAATACGTAATAAGTTAGGTTGATTAGGGATTGGTTCTATTACTAAGTTAAACTTTTCAATAAGTGCTTGAATAACATCTAATGCTTTTAGATCATCAGGAAACTGTTGACGTATATTAACATTGCCTCCTAATACAGTAGCAGGACCTCTTACATTCATCCAAGTATTAAGTTCGCCTGGATGTGCTACTAGGTTTTTACCAAGTTCACCACTAAAAAACATTTGAAGACCAACAGTATCACCCGTATCTAAAGGAATAGTATATGAGGTTAATAATGAACCTGTAGTACTAAATGGATTAAATCTTGTAGCTGTACTTGCTACTATAGGGCTACCGTTTTTAGTAAATCTTAAGTTAACTGAAGTATTAGGATTAGATGTCCAGTTTTGGATAGTGTAAGTAAGTTGTGCTGTAAATACATAAGAACCACTACTATCAGCAGTATATTGGTCTGTTCCTAAGTTATAGTTGTTACTATTATCGTATGATTTAGCATTAAAATCAACAGTTGTAGTAGCAGTACCTAAAGTAGTTTGAGTTGAACCTGAACGATAAACCCAAGCACTTTGTGATATAGGGTTATTATTTGAAGGTCCTAACGAATCATCTGCTGTAGTTAACAGATATAGATTATTAAAATATGAACTATTTAAAAATGATGAGGTGTATTGATAACCAATACTACCACTATTTCCTGTACCAGCAAAAATAACATCTACAACATCTTTAAGTTTAATAGCAGGTTTGAAATCTTGTAAACGTAAAGGAGTATTAAAGTTATCTATTGTATTTTCAAGTCGTGCTGACGTATTCAATCCAGCAAAAGCATAGTTAGGTGCTGTTGTATCACCCTCAGGTTGACCATAGTTTACGTGTGGGTAAACAATACTACCACTTTTTAGATTACCTACCCAAGAACCAGTAACGTTTGCTGCTGTAAAAGTATGGTCATAAGCACTCCAATCAAACTTAGGATCATTTAGTGATAAGTTTTGAATACGATATTTGAAATCAATGGTCTCATTGACCACAACTACGTTGTAAATCGTATAACCCTCTTGATCAGTAACAATATTGCGGATATAGAGTTTACCTGTAAATACCTCTTGACCATCAGTTAATACTTGACAGTCAACACTATTTTGTAGTGCTACAGCGGGTGTAGCTCCTAAGTTGTACAGATTACCAAAAAACTGGTTAGCAGCATTATCTCCAGCTATAGAAAACTCTTGAGATGAAATACCAAATGAAACACCGATTTCAGTGTTTTCAATGGCTGAAATGTCTAACCTAAGATCAATATCCTCAAGAGGTTGTAAATCAACTACCTGATTATTATTATTGGTAAGGCGTAATATTATCATAGACGGGCGTTTGGCTGGTTAGCAGGCTGGAACTCAATAACGTATTGGAATAGTTTTTGGGTACGTGGGTTTTTCTTTTCTACAAGATTAGCAGATGTAATGACTATAGGAAAGAAGTTATTATTAACTTGTTGAAACACGTTAGCTGAAAAGAATAACTCTTTTAACCAATCAGCTTCACTTTGTGTTAACCAATCACTATTTGCAGTTTGAACTTGTGTTAACTTATTGAAGAACTGAGTAAATCCTCTACGTTCTTTATTATATGCTGCTGTGGGATTGCTTGTATTAAATGGTACAAATGATTGTTCGTAATCATTGCGTTCTATGTTTACATTAGTACTATCATCTAAAGTGAATGTAAAATAATCCCAAACACCAAACTCATTCTTCCAAGCAAATCTAACTCCATTGTATCCACAACGTGGATCTTGTTTATTAAATCTAAATGAAGCATAACTACCACTTGCATTTATTGTATTTGATGCTTGTTGTCCTAATGCTTTAACTGTATAGTAAGCCCAGTTAGATGCTAAAGTATTACCATCATCAGCTAAGTTTTGAGGTCCTATTCCTACTGTTACTAGTTGAGTTTTTTCTGTTTGGTTGGCTGCTACAGCACTCCATAGTTGAGTAGTTAATGTACGTGGTCCTCCTCCTTGGTTTACAATGTTTACTAAATCATATTGATCTAACTGATTGTTAGAAGCATCATAAACAGTAACTTGTACAGCATAAATGTCTTGTGCTGCGGTTGTAGAACCGTTGAAGTTTCCGTTTATAAGCGAGATAGTTGCATACTCACCATTCTGTATGCTTTGAGTATAGGGCGCGTTAGTTAACGCGTGTTGATAACTAAATGTTCCTGCAGTAGAAACAGTAGTATTAACATAATATGAGGCAGACGGCCAGTTCCAGTTTATCTTATCGTTTGGATCAACTAAACCATTAGCAATATAAATGTATGAAGAAGCAGTTACAGCAGGTGAACCTGTGATTGAGGCATTACCCGTATAAAGTACTGGAGAACCAGAAATAGATGAGGCATATTCTTCTCCAAATCTAACTTGGAAACGTTTTGCAACTGTTGATGAGGTAACAAATGGAGCTGCTTTCCAGCTATTATCGCTATCTAAGTAGTTAGAAACGATTTGCCCCAAATCAAACACACCATAACTGCTTGGGTTAGGTTGTTGTTTGATCCTTTGTAATACTGTAGTTGAACCACTATAAGTTAGGTCAGCAACATATTGAAACTGAGCTGCTGATGCTGAGTTAGAAGATACGGCATAAACAAGATTATTGTTTGCCATATTAGGAGTAGTTGGAGATTGGTTTATTGTAATAGCCATCTTACTTTAATGCTGCTGATTTGTTTATTGATTGCTGTAGACTAAATGTTATATCTACTGCTGCTGCGGTTGCAATACCTTGTAGATTTTTTTCTATTGTATAGTTTAATGCTGGTTGAATAAATGGGTATGCCTTACGGAAACGTTGTCCTCCCTTTTTAATATTTTTAGCTACTGCCCAAGCAAACTGTTCTACAGTAAATCCTTTAGGTGGGGTAATACGTTTTAGTTGAATCCATTGTTTTATTGCTTGAACTGGGGGTTGTCCTCCTCTACCACGTTCTGCTCCATCATCTACGTATTCACCGTATTTTAACATGGTAATAGGTACCACTATTCTGTTTGGTTCTACAATAGCAGGTTGTGCTTTAATAGAGTTTTTTAATCTACCTGTAATAACATTACCGTTTTTTTCAAGAGTAAGCTGGGCATACTTTTGAAAATCAAGAGCTACTTGTTCTAACTCCTCGGTTAATGCTATAAACTTTACAGGTTGAACAGCCATCTTATCCGTTTTGTGCTAGTGAAGGATATGCACAATAATCTAAAACATATGTGTCATTAAAGTTGATTACACCAACCCAACCATATGCTCTATCATTGAATGCCTCATCTACTGGGGTAATATTTTGTAGAGTAATCCATTCAGTTTGTTGTACTGAACCTAAGTTAAACCAAGCAATCAAATCGTAAATGTATTGTTCAGTATCAGATTTGATTTTTAATGGTGATGCATCACTTAGTTTCGGAATATCCAATGAGTATAACTCAAATGTTAACGTACGTGTTCCGCTTACACCATTAGCATCTAAGTTAATACCAGGTGATGTTAGTGGACGTAAAAATATATACGGGTATTTAATGTTTTGTGAACTAGCATCCAAATAATCAAGTGCACCCTCAGCAAATGCTTTGATTGCTAAGTGTGCATTACATGCTGCTTGGAACTGATCAACTATTTCTTTATACGTTTTCATAATCCAGGTTCATCCTCGAATAATGGGGTTTCTTCTTTTTTAGTTTTAGTAGTTTTTACTACAATATTTTCATCTAATATAGCATTAATCTCATCTTTGCTAATCATATAAATGGCCGCTATTTGATTGAGATTATACCCTTCGGTATACATTGCTCTTATTTGTAGTTTTTGTTCTAGTGTCATCTTATTTTGGTATATTTTGTTTGTGCTGCTTTTTGTGCTTTATTTACTTCTTTATTATAGTCACTCTCTATAGCCAAATAGTTTAATACAAACGTAAAGTTTAAATCTGTAATACTTTTATCTCCTGTGATTGTAAGGATGGAAGTTTTAGATAAGTGATAAACTGTAGCAAACCATCCCCAATGGGAACTGTAAGAAGTTCCTTCATTTGGTTCATTATCTTCTTCTTCTCCTTTTTGTTCTTGAATGAAGAGACTTGAGTACCTACTAATGAGCTGCTTGCGAGAACTAAAAAAAAAGAGAATGCACCTAAGGCAAACGATACTGGAATGTCCTTCATTATATCAGCACGTTCAGCTCTTATATTTGAATCGTATTTTTCTATTTGATAGTATTTAAATAGATTTTCAACTTCACCAAATCCAATCTTAAATGATTTAACAACATTCCATTTGATACCATTGAATGAATGTCTTGTGATTGGGCGATACAGAATAGCCATTATTTCTTCCATGTTTGCTTCGGTGTCTTTAGCGAGTCTCTCAATATCCATATACTCACCAATAGTCATTTTAGAAACGGGGTTAAACCCGTATAGAACACCATTTATCTCTATTACTGGAAAAAACTTAGCATCTATATCTTTAAACTGCTCAAGTATTGAAACATAGGTATTTTGTATCTCTTGGGGTTGATGTTGTTTGATTTCTTCACTATCAACACCACTTAGGTAAGATATAAAATCTACCATCTTAGTATTATTATTTCCCTCATCAAGGGACTTAAAATACTTCCAGTTCTTAATGCTTAAATATTTTGGAAAATCTATATTCATATGTCAATAAATACCCGCATATACATTTTTAGTCTTTTAGATAAAAAAACCCCTGCGAAATGTCACGAACGCAGGGGGAAAAAACAACTAAAATGACGCACGAAGAAACGTTGTTTTTTATTTAGAGAACATTATTTGTGGTATAAAACCCCTATCAACTGAGGATGGTTAATATTTGTTTTACCCTCGAAATGTACCAAGTTTTTCTTGGGTAATCAAGTTTGAGAGTTCTTTTCTTAAACGATCTCGTTCTCTTATTAGGTTACGAGTCATTGTATTATCACCGATTGATGATGTGATTTCTAGCTTTGCTTCCACATCGCGCAATGCACTAAATGTTGTTACCACTGTTTTCATATATATAAATATACGACACGATATTGAGGCAATCAAGTTTACTTTACCTGAGTGTAGGTAAATCCTTTATTATCCTGTATGGTAGTTGGTAGTTGCATTATTTTTTCTTTAAATACGTTCTCGTATACTTGCTTGATTAAATGTTCAGCTTCACCCGATTGCATCATTAACTCAGTTACTTGTTGGGCAAACTCAGTGTTTGAATCACATCCAAAACGTACCCATTGAGCTTGATAATCAGGTAAAATAAAGATATGGAATGATTCTTTTTTACCTATGATTTTAGCTACTAATGCTTTCTCATCTACTTTACTCCCATTATACTCACTTACAATCTCAATATCGTAAAGATTCAGTTGTGGGTTTTTCTCTGGTACGAGATATTTGTTATATTTTTTCATATTATTAATATATGTTCTGAAGTTATCAACTCTCTTTCAGGTAGTCACGTTATACTCCCCAGTTCATTGCTATTTTAGTAGCTTCGTTCATTTTAGAACCACCAATGTATATTTTGCTTTTACTAAATGCTATTTCATTACGTGCTAAGTTAGCTAACCATAAAGCATCAGTTATATCATCGTGATAACCTGGGGGGTGAGTAAATGAAATACCACCATTAGCTGATATTTTGTAAGTGTATGATGAAAGTTCATTATAACACTCAGGCATTAATGTTTTTGAGGGTAACATTATTATTCCCTCTTCAATATCGCCTACAAGCTTCCTGACGCCTCTGGTTTTGGATTCTTGGGTGGTGTTGAATCCTGTGGTTTTGATTCCGGAGGATTGGATGAGCTCAAAAATGACTGCACCCACGCCATTCCTTTCGCAGTATCCTCCTCTAACACCATATTTTCGTAGCTCAGTGACGATAGTCTTTCCAGCCTCTTCAAATGTTGTCCCATTAAATCTAAGAATCTTCGCGACGCGGCCGGATTCCTCAATAATGACGCATACGGTAAAATCATTAGCGAATCCAGAGTCAACTCCGTAATAATATCCAGTATTTCTTTGTGGTTGTCCCCATTCATTTAATATACATACGTTATCAAGGTTTCTAAATACATCATTTGTTGCCTCACTAAACTCAGCTAAGTATTCCTGTTTAAATATTTCAATAGGTAAGGATTTAGCTTGTTCGGCTATAAACTCTTGTGAAATATGCGGATTATCCGTTGATATACCTTGAAACGAGATATAATCACTACCCTCGTTGAGTCCCTTAAGGTAGTACGTATAAAACCAGTTTTTTGATTTTGGTGTACTTATTATTAAACATTTTTTTCCTAACGCTGATAGGGTAGGAAATATAGCTTCATTTACTGCTTCTTCCTTAATAAAGGCGGACTCATCCAAAACCACGTAATGAAAGGAAAAGCCACGTATACTATTGTAGTTGTCTGCTGAAAGGAACTGTAAAGTGCTGCCATTAATAAACTCAATAGTAAGGTCAGCTTTATTTTGCTTAGTAATAATCTCATAAGATGCTGCTGTTAACTCGTTAAATACTTTTTTACATTGATTATAGATTGGAGCTACCCAGGCTCCCTTCTGTCCTTTATTTGACAATAACCAATATAACATAAGATTTTGAGCCAGCAGTGATTTACCAAACTGACGACCTGTAGCAACTACACCAAACTTATGAGGTGAATCAGCGAAACCTTCTATTACTTTACGCTGGCCCTCATGTGGAGAAAATAGCGTTATATTCATTACATTTTATCTTGCCACTCCTTATCGTTATCCAAATCATTGCCCCAGTTTAACTGAATATTGCCTTCAATCTTGGCTTCAATCTTTTGAATATCGTTTCCAGTGTATTTTACTATTTGATCTATTGCGCGTTGGCGGATTTTTTCATCATCACTCGATAATAAAGCAAATAGTTGGTCCATTGCAGGATCTAGCATTTGACTGAGTTTGGCTCTCCATCCCTCATCATATCTTTCCTTTGCTTGGGCCCAATACTGATGGTATTGTTGTTCAGATTTGTCACTATAGTGTTTATGACAATACTTTATCCATTCCCTTTGTTGAATAGGAGGGTCGGTCTTGAATCTTAACTCAAAACATTTATCGACTCTTTCGTCTACTTCGGTATGTGTTAGTTTATTACCTGCCATATTGTAGATTTATTGTATATATCAATACATACTTACCTATTACGATTTAGTCTTTTTATATATTCCGCTGCCAGGTTTTCTATTAGCATATAGTGAATCCATCTTATCGTATACAGATGTTATATCCATATTGTTGTATATAAGCATATCCATTTCATCAATATCAACTAAATCACGTGATCCTAACTTAACCCATTCCTTTCTATTGTATTTGCCTCTAGGTTCGGTTTTTTGTGAGGATGGATTAAATCCCTGTTTTTGTTGAGCCACGTTTTTTACTTGTTTTGATAACTGATTCTTCTATAACTGGGGGATAAGCAATCGCTTGAAGTTGTGCTTCATGTTGCTCATACATTGAGTTTGCCATACGAGCTATTGCTCCATATTCACACGAGCAGGATGGTCTGCCTACAGTTTGTCCTTTAATCATGCTCATTAATCTTAAATGATAGTCAATCCAATCATTTACTCTACCATAACCACGTTTGCTATTATATTCGGTTACTGCCCAAATAGCATCTTCTTTACTTATTTCCATATTGTAAAAAATCTATTGTTAAATCGATTATTCTTGCTATTAACGCACCTATGGCAGCTAACGGGAGTGAATGCATTATAACCAATATACTCCAAAAACTAACGCACATTGGACATGTTATTAATGTTATAACTTTATCTACCCAATGAAATCCTGGCTTTAGCATCAAATGAACTAGTTTATCAACTATCCATCTTCTAGCTGGCTCTAGAGGACTGAAATATTTTACTGCTAATAATACAACAGCTACTATTTTTACTACTGAAAGAATCATTTTACTTCTTCAAATCCGTTACTGGTACGTTCTAGCTCTGCTATGCGTTCTCTTTCTTTAATGATTTCTTTATACTGATCATACAGCATTATGTAACCATTATCTTGAAGGAAGTTAGTCATCATGTCTAGTTCTTCCTTAATGGCTTTTAGATCATTAGCTTTTTCTGCTTCCCACTCTTCAGCGGTTTTTGGCCTTTCTATGCCACTATGTCCTTGTAGTTCTGGATTGCGCTCTTCAGCGCTTTGAAATGAAAATCCCATGTTATTGTTTTTATTTAGTTTTTATTTCTTCTAGGTATGCTCTAACCTCTTCTCTAGTACGTTGTTTAAAGTTGACTTGACGTCTATCTAAACGTTTTTCTATTGCCTCAATACGAGATAATAGTTCAAAGTAAGTTGTAGCATCTATTGCTGGTTTTAGTTCACGTTTAAAACGTGTAAAATATTGTTTAATACGCGCTATTAGTTTAGGACCATACAAGGTGGCGATTACGCTACCTGATGCGGTTAAAACGAGTAGAAAAAGATAGTATGTATGAATCATCTGCAATCATTATTACATCGACATCTTAAGAGCTGGAGGGCAGCTCTAATGTCCTTGGTTAAACTGGTTTTAGTTATATTGTATTTTTTGTGAAGTTGATCAAATGTTAGACCTTCCTGATATTTGTCTATTAAGAGCTGGCGGTAATAAAAGTTCATTTTACCCATTTCTCTCTGGAAACATTGATACCAATCTTGGTCTTCTAACCACTCTAAATCATTCTCAGTACTCATCTCTGGTAAAGCACCTGACCTAGCCTGAAGTTTGTGTTTACGAACTATGTTGTAGAAGGGAGAAGTAGACGAGATGATGTGCATTTTACATGTTACCAGTAGGTATTCTTGTACCTTGTTATCATTTAACATCTGGTATTGTTGGGAGAGAGGTTTATTTAGGAACTGGAGGACAGCAATCTGTATCAGATCATGTAAATAATCTTTCATAGGTCCTGAAGTTTTAGTAATGTTTCTTCTTACCTCATTCTCGAATCCAGAATAGTTTTTACTGAACCATTCTTCTCTTATTCTTATTATTTCTTTATCTTCTGGTATCATTTTACAACCAAGTATTTATTTTCACCCCCACCCCCATATCCTCAGGAAACAAATCTTTATACAAAACTGAGGCGTAATCTATAATATTGCTTACCTGAACCAACAGCCGTTGCTGACTGAAGTGCTACGCTGGTGCGCCGGTTATAACTATTATGGGGGGAATGTAAAATCGATTTTTTAAGAAAACAAGTTTAAGTGAAAGTTTTTATTTAAGCTTGATATTTTGATATTTCTACCATATATTTATTATCACAAATAATATATAAAATGACAACGTATGAAACAATGTACCCAATGTTTTTTAGTATTACCACCTACTGAGTTCAGTAAACGTACTGTCTCGCCTGATGGTTTACAACCTAAATGTAAAAAATGCAATAAAGAAAATAATGATACTTTTAGAAAAAAACACCCAGAGTATAAAAAAGAATGGGATAAAAAACACCCAGGCGCCCAAAGTCAAATAGTTAAAAACTTTTATTCAAGAAGTCCTGATAAACATAAAAAGATAGTGTATCGATACTTTAAAAGTTGGGGTGCTGGAATATTTTTAGTTACTAATAATATTACTCAAGAAAAATATGTGGGAAGTACTACACTACTAAGAGAACGTTATAATGCTATGAATAATGGTTTTAGAGGTACTATTCAAAAATCATTACTCAAGTATCTAGAAGAATATGGTCCTGAAAACTTTACATTTAAAATATTAGAAAAAGTAGAAGATGTATCAACTCTCAGACAAAGAAAACAATATTGGATAGAAGTATTACAACCTGAATACAACACATACAAATAATAAAATGGCGAAAACTAGCACGATAGGTAAAAAAGGAGAAGAATACGTTAGAGGTATTCTTAAATCAATGGGATGTCTTGTAACTAGAAACGGTAATACAAGTGCTTGGGATTTAATGTTTGTTACTCCCGATAACATTCCTTCTACAGTAGAGATAAAAACACAACCTAGATTTAAAAAGTATAACGGATTCTCTATTGAGTTAGCTCATAAAAAAACAAGTTATATTTCCTCTTATTGGTTAAGAGATGATGATTTTAAATGGGATGACAATACTGTTTGTGTACCTACAGGTTTTAGTGTCTCACAAGCGGAATATCAGGCGTTTACTAACGGAACTAATATGCTTTACTGGGTTGATTCAAAAACACTAAGTAGTTGGGTAAAACACATATTTGACAATGAAAGACATAGGATTACTTGGGGTGGTAAAATAGGTCATACCCTTCAAGTTCAAATAAAGATAGATGAACTTGCAAAACTTAGTAAAATATTAGATGAGAAAAAGAAGAGAGGGCGTAAGCCCTCTTCTTGATTTTATTGAAACTTGTATCTAACTATTACGATGCCACTTCCACCTACTCCATTTGGTGAAGCAGAAGTACTTTGACCACCGCCTCCACCACCAGTATTAGGAGAACCATCTGTAGGACCTGTTGATTGTTTCCACCATTTCCTCCACCACCTTGACCTCCAGTAGATGTTGTACCAGTGGTTTGATCTCCACCACCACCGCCTCCAGCGTAATAAGTTGGGGTACCTGAAATAGAAAGTTGTATACCATCACCTCCGTTACCTCCATTAACACTATTAGCATTTCCTCCTACGGCACCAGCACCTCCGCCTCCGCCTCCAGCAGTGTTATCAGCTTGGTTACCACCAGCATTTCCGTAAGCAGTAAAGTTAGTTAAAGAACCGGTAGTTTGAGTAGATGTGCCAGGGGTTGCTCCTGCATTTGCACCACCACCAGAACCACCATTTCCTCCTCCAGTTCCGCCTCCTTTAGCTATTACGCTGTAGTTGCTACCTGTAAAAACAGTATCAAATCCAACACTATTAAGACCTCCACCTCCACCAATGTTGACAGTATAGGTACCTACACTAAGATTTTGTGAAACACCATAAAGTACTCCACCACCGCCTCCGCCTCCTAAGTTAGGATCAGAGCCACCACCGCCTCCTCCTACAACTAGAATATCACATAATCCTGATATTCCAACTACAAAAGAACCACTTGAGTTAAAAGTGTGTATTCTATAATCACCATCGGTGGTAACAGTACCACCAGATGCTGACATTAATGTAGGAAGAGGTTGTGAAGAGAAAGCAAATGGTGTAAACATTAAACTAGATTTCTAACGTTATTTAGGTATAGATCTGAAGAATCAAATGAAATAAATGTTACTATATCAGTTCCAGTTGTAGTAGTTGGTACATAAGAACTTCCACTTACTTGTTT